CGGCTGGCCAGACGGAGTACATCTTTGACGGTGTGAAGTACTCCGCGGCACCGTTCGAGCCCAACGCGGGGGCCAAAAAGCCGACCCGGGGGGAGATAGACGCGCAGGCGGCTCTCGTCTGCTACGCCATCCTCAAGGCCCCGACCACCACCAACTTCGAAGGGTTCAAGACCCTCAGGACCAAGGCCTTGAACGCCCGCGGGGGGGGGAACCTCAGGACCGAGTGGCTTTCCGGTGCAGAGGCCCTCAACCTCTCCCAGCTCCAACGGATCCATAACGCGTTCCAGGAGGACACGAGGGCGCGCCGGTTCGTGTGTGAGATGGTGTACAGGTGTATCGTCCTCGCGCAAGGGAGTACTGACGAGGCAATCTCGTCCCAATGTCACCTCCTCCAGGGGTCCGGCGTTGCATCAGTCCTCCGTGCCGCCTCCTTCGCGATGGCCTTCCCTGACTTGGTCAATCAGATCCCCGAGTTGATGACTGAGGCCTCCGCCGTAGCCACGATGCTCACGAACAGGGCGTCAGAGTCCGGAGTCGTCCAAGCCTTCGGGGGGCAGATATACCGGGACGCCTACGCTACGGTCAAGGCCAACGCCGCTCCCCGCCTCACCACCATCTCCATCCTTCTTGAGAAGAAGGATAAGGCCTCCGCCGGCAACATTGCCGTCCTCGTCAAGGACCCTGATGTCCTTCGAGGATGCCAAATCATCGCGGATGGCCTCCACGCCATGGCCAAGGACCGCGTTGAGCAGTTCCTCAAGGCCGCCGCTGCCCCCTGATCGTCCCCCCCGAGAAGTGTTTCCCCGTCCCTCGTGCCCGGAATCGTAATAGAATGTAGGACAAGCCCTACTTTAACAAAAAATGATCCCGTCAACGTCTGAGGTCCTGTACACCACCCCTTACGAGATACTCTCGGTTGCCGCAGGGCTCCCGGAGAAACAGCCCTGCGATCCCCTAGGGAGGAATGACAGGGTGACAGCTGTATGTGAGGAGTACGCCATAGCCCGGGGCCTGCTCCACTCGACCGAGCGGTTTGCCAAGTCTGGATCACATGTGTTCGTCCAGGCTGATCTCCCCCAGCTCCTCGATGGGATGTTCACTCGTGCCTCGCCAGTACCGACCGGGCACAGGGTTACCGGGCTAGCAGCCGCTCGCTCAATCTCTGCCTCCCTTGCCCGCGGGACTACCGACTGGGGGGTCGACGACCGCCAGGTGTTCCCCGCATGCCCCATGGTGTTAAGCGAGACGACCCATCGGTGGCTTGACGTTACGGAGAAGTTGGAAAGCTGTGTGAGGAAACTTGGGGGGTATGGCTACTCGGACGACTTGCTGGGGAAGAGCTACGGGGTATGGAACTCCCTCTTCGTCCACTTCCCGAAGAGGTCGAGGGACTTCCCGGAGATTGTGATTGCCTGCCAGGACGTGGCGGCAATGGCTGCGTGTGCACGGATGCGCGCCATGATCTGGCTCACGCTCGACCTCCACCACAGGGGGGAGTACGCGCGTGAGCTCAGGACCAATGTTCGGCGTGTGCTGAAGTGGGGGGGGCGGACTTTGTCCCACTATGGGACCCCGGGCTACGATGTCCTCAAGGGCGTCGAAGCGATAGCTAAGGCCCGGATGTCAGAGGTCTTGGGAGGGGACCTCCTTGGGGGGGGCGTTGAGCCGATGCTGGAGAAGTATCAGGTCAAGGAGGAGAAAGTCGCGCGGAAGGCCGGAGTTCCCAACCTCCATGCGTCCGAGGCTCTGGTCTCCCTCGTTCGGGCTACGAACGATCCGGAGATCATCTACGAGGTCTTCGGGATGATGAAGGTATGGGGGTCACCGCAGGTCGACCCAGTGCTAGCGGCCGCTGCGCAACTTGAGGGGCTCGCCGTTGAGCGAGCGGACGACGACACCTCGTATATGATGGCGCGGGCAGCAATGGTGATATCGATTACCTCGAGGTACGTTGATGAGCATGGGCAGTGGCCCCCGTTCGAGGTCCCACCCCCCGTTGGGACGGTGTTCGGCCGCCTACACCGCGAGCGGGCGGCAACCTTTGACCCGACAACCGTCCCCCTCCGCGACGGATGGTTCGTCTCATTCGACAAGTTCATGGAGATCAAGCTCAGAAACACCTTCATCGACTACCTGGACGACAAGTCCGTTGCCCTCCCCTTCGATGAGCTCGTAGAGGAGATACAAAGTGAGCGCCCGTCGAGGGAGGGCCGCTCCTTGGTCGCGTGGACCATGATGAGGTATAAGGACGTCACCCCGGCCGAGATTGCCCAGACTGCGAGGGAGAAGGCTTTCTCACCCGACCAACATGTGATCGCCATCACATGCAAGGGCGGAGAGATGAAGCCTACCGCGCGGGCATTCTCTATGGACACCCCGCTGGTCAGGTGTGCCCTCAACATCGTCGAGGACAATGTGGCCGCCGTCATGGACCTCTATGTCCCGGAGACTACGATGGTCGAAGGGCGGGTTGCGACGGAGGAGAGGTTCCAGAAGCTGACCCGCGTCCGGCTCTCCCGTGATACCATCTTCGGGGACTTCGACCTCGGGGAGTGGAATAAGCGGATGAAAACCGCCAACACGCAGTTTGTCTCCGATGTTCTAGGAGACATCTACGGCGACCACGCCATATTTGAGTTCCCCCACTACCACTTCAGGAGCTCCACCGTCCATCTCAGGCATAAGAATGCCCCTTTGAAGGTCGGGAAAGACGGGCGTCTGTCGGGTAAGCCTGGGACGTCGTGGGGGGCTAGGGGAGAAGACCCAACACCCCATGATGCTGGGCACGAGGGGAAGTTCCAGAAGGGCTGGACCCTCTTCACCATATACCATGCGAGGGCGGCGACCTGGGAGACGGGCCTAGATATTAGGTGGGCTGTTCAGGGGGACAACCTCACCGCTACCATCATGCCAGCCCCGAGTGACCCCCGCTCAGACGATGTCATATCCGCCCTCGTCCTGCAGCTGCTCAACAAGCAGTTCAACAGCTGCGGACATGACCTCAAACCAGAGGAGTGCAGCTTCTCGACCGCAGGAATGACATACAGCAAGGTGGCCTGGTACCGCGGTATCACTTACACAGCGGAGCTAAAGGCACTGATGAAGGCGTCCCCTTATGGAGCTGACAAGCCGGACACCGTCGGGACCGCTCTTGAGGCTATCGCCTCATCCTGTGCCTTAGCAGCGTCCCAGTCACGGGATCCGGCCAGCTGTTACGCTGTGTACTTAGCAGTTGCGGGGATTGAGGTGGCGAGACGGCTGGAGCCTGGTCGCGGGAGTAAGAGGATGGACCCTGTTACCAGAGTCGCTGTCCTGCTTACCTGGCCAAGCTCGCTGGGGGGGTTCGCCGTCATGATGCCATGGACGACCCTCCTGCGTGGTGGGACTGACAGGCTGTCCCACGATGTCGCGATCCTAGCGCGGTTAGGGAAGGAAGCGAGGGTCTGGGCAGGCCTCCTGGAGGTCCTTGAAGGGGACGTCATGTGGATAGACAGCCCCAACGTGGCCAAGCTGGTGGACGACCCGGAGTCGGTCCCCCTCCTAGTAGGCACACACGGGCAAGGGGAGTACAACGAGCAGGTCACGAACGTTGTCGCGTACACGTGCAGGTCTGCCCCCCTCCGGGACCTCCTAACCCTCGATCAGGCCCCCTTCAAGGAAGCCCTCACCGCGATGACGCCCCTATACCCTGCCCTCGCACGTGCGATCATCGACGCCTCGCCATTTGGGTCGGCCAGGTCCCTGGGCAGCAAGATCACGAAGTCGACCACTATCCGGCGCCTCGCGGAGGAGTCCTTCGACGTCTACTCGATCCTGACAGCGCTACGGTCTGATTCGATGGCGAGGATACGGTTCGTGGACCGGTTGCTCGAAGAATCGTTCGAGGTAACATCATCGCGGGCAATCGCTAAGCCCCCCTTCACCCTTGTGACGGAGTATAGGCGCAGGTGGAAGGCCCCGAGTGGCACCCTCTCCGGGCTTACAGTGGTGTCCCCTTTCGCAGGAAGCTTCAGGACTGACGGGGGGGAGCCGGCAATTGGTGTGTCCTGTCGCATCCCCCTCGCGGACGCCTTCAAGCACAGAGGGGAGGAGGCAGCTTACCTCGGAAAGAAGACCCGAGAGATACGCACCGGGGACGAGTGGAAGCCAGTTGACTTCACGTATGGCTGGGCACAGCTCAAGAGGCTTGTCGGGCTGATCGGGCATATATCGTCGTCACCGGGCGGGCGAGAGGTGGGAGACAAGCTCGTGAAGATGATCCATCCAGGAGGGCTCCAAGCGATAGAGCCGTATGTACCGCGCGTGGTCGGCGGAACAGTGTCGCACCGGGTCGACGACGTGTTCAGGGCCCCCTACCACCTCTCGGGGAACCCTACGACGGCGTCAAACTACGTCCTGTCAGCAAACCTCGCGGAGAAGCTAGAGGACGACTACCCTCTAGCAGTACAGGAGTTCTACTTAGCTGCCTCCGCAATGGCGACCTCTCTCGCGGCACGAGGGGTATCGCGGGCAGCCGGGGTGTACTTGACCTACTCGTTAACCGCGGTCCCGACTGTCCCCAAGGATAATCCGGTCCTTGACCTTGGTGACCTAGCTGGTAGCATCCCAACTCTGGAGGCGAACCCCCTCCTGATCCTACCAGAGATATCCTTCACCGAGGTCAGGTCGCCAAAACCCTCCCAGTTCCCGGCTTCGGGGGACACCCTTCCGTCGGGGTACCGAGTTCTGGTGTCTCTATACCTCCACTGCTTCTTGGCGACCAACAGTATGACGAAGG